GACCATAGCTATTCGTCAACGTGCTGGAATTGACGATCATCAGAATTTTTTGATGGTTTAAGTGGTGCATTAAATCATCATCATTAAGGCTTCTTCATCATCATGCTCGGCATATTCAGCCTGTAACTGCTGGATTGCGCTCAATGATTCAAGCAATCTGTCAAAATTGATGCTTGGCGAAGGAATAACCGGCAGTTCGGTCTCTTGTGAGAATTCCTTAACGATCTCCTGAACAGCAGGACGATGCTCTGCGATCTGCTCATATATGGCACGAAGCTCGTTTTTCTTGCGCTCCTTAGCTGCGATTTCTTCCTGATATCGCTTTAATCTCCTAACGTCATCATGCGTGTCTATGACGACGATAGGAATTGGTGCGGAGCCACCTTTTAATAGCGTAAGAAGCATGGCTTATGCGTAAAACAAATCCCCTACCACATCATTCACTGCGACCGCAGTTGTGTCGTTATCAGCAGGTGCGCCCGTGATCGACAATGCAATACCAGTCGTGTAAGCAATACCACCATCAAAATGATTCTGCGCCAATCCGTTAGCGGGAATGCCAATAGTCTGAACTACGGTTGAGGTGCCTACTGTTGGCGATGTAGCTAGGTTATACAGCCTGACGTACTTATAAGATGCCGTAGTATTAGCGAAAGACCACCCGATAACACGCCCAGCCGATGCTTTTACGCTGGTGGCGTTAGTGCTTGCAGCAGATACCATGTGCTTGATGGTGGCCCCGCCTGTTGCGCTGGCTCTGTACTGAACGCCTACGTCAGCAGCTAAGTTCGTGCCCGCCGCCAGTGTAGGTGTGTTGGTTGACATTGAAACTGGCTGAGTAGCAAGCCACGCTTGCGGAGGGTTCTGATACGCCTCTGTGTATATTGTGGTTGTTCCAGCTGTGGTTGCGGTAGACAGTCTCAAGCGTAAATATCGTGCCTGTTTTTGCACTGCGTATATGTTTGCCGTGTTGAACGTAGTTGTACTAACACCTCCAACGGTAAAAATTGTGGCAGTGTTCCATGTCGCATTGTCATTAGACCATTCTGGAGTTATGATTCCAGATGTACCCATCGAAGTAAGCTGAATTGATACACCACGGTACTGAGATAGGTCTATCGTCAGCAAAACAGTGTTAATTGTGATTACACCAGCCACATTATATGTCTGAGTAGCGGCGGCGGCATAATTAACAGACAGCGCACTTTGATCTGATGCGATAACTACAGGGCTGCTGCCGGACATTGTAGTCTGGCCGACTACGGGGGTTCTTGTAACCAGAGCGGCTAAGTTGCCGCCTGATTCCAAAGCAAGAGCCGAGGTGTTCAGGTTTGTACCCGCATTTGCCGTGACTGTGCCTGATACAGGTTGAGTAACCCCAGACCCGTCCACCTTCAATGCGGTCATGCTGGCTGCACCCTGAACTGTCAGTACATCCGTAGATGGAGTGCCCGCAGTGCCTAAAGCTGGTTGTTTAGCTGCCGTAGCCGCACCAGAAGGAAGAGGAAGAGCTGCTGCACTTATTGGCTGAGTTGTTTGCCAGAACGTCCCAGTTACGGGAGTGCTTGGCATCGTGGCTATTGAAACTGGCTGAGTTGTTTGCCAGAACGTCCCAGTTACGGGAGTGCTTGGCATCGTGGCTATTGAAACTGGCTGAGTGGCTTGATAGAACGTGCCGCTAACAGGCATCGGATTAGTAGCTGAAACATCCGTAGCAACTCCATCCGCACCTATGCCAATTTTGACGCGCTGATACAAAACGCCGCTAATATCATCAGCGGCAATCGTCGCACCAGAGCCGGGCGTATAACCTACATTGTCAGCCATCTATCACCTATTGCATTCTATTTTGAGGTATGACTTCCACGCCAACAGCCCTACCATCAGGGCCGCGCACAATTCGTTTAGGCGCATGTAACGCCTGCATTGCATTCTGAACCTGTCCCATCGTCTGAGCGTGAGAATCCACCACGCTTTGATGAATCTCGCCCATTCTCTCAATGGCTGATTGTAACTTGTCTCCCATCTCAGCCACGGCAGCGGTCTGCAAGTCCTGAGTGGGTATATCAATGCCGGGATTGGCTGATATTCTGGCAATCATGAGCTTGGTAGCCGCATCAAGTTCTGCCTTCCACTTCTCAAACTCAGCCTTTTGCTGCTCTGTCTGCTGCGTGGCTGCAATCTTTTGCTGTTCGATCTGTTGATCTGCGGCAAGTTTCTGCTGTTCAATCTGAGCATTTGCCTGAATCTTTGCCTGCTCGACTTGCACATCATGCTGCAATCGCATCTGGTCTAGCTGCTGCTGGCCTTGTACCTTTGCCATCTCTGGATCAGGGCGCTGCTGCTGTGGCTGCTGCTTGGATTGTTCCATTACCTGATCTATAACGCCCTCAAGCTGCTTTGCCTGCTTGAATGCACCAACGCCGAACTTCATCAGCTCTATCATCATCGGGGCGAGCTGTGGCGCACCTGTGATGACTGGCATCATCTGGTTAACAAAGCCGCCCATCGCATTCAGGAACTCCATGCGATCTTGCTTGGTCTGCTGTTCGTCAAGCTGGATCAGTGAATCTGCCGCCACTTCAATACGGAATGACCGCAGAGGATCGCTCTTAATCAGCTCCAGAGCCTGCGGAATCATTTGCTGATCTACCGGCTGCATCTGGTCAGCAGCGGCATATTTCAAAATCGTTTCAGGCTGGAACTTGGTGCAGATAATCTGAGCCTTGAGCCGGATCAAGGACGTAGCAAATAACGCCACATCTTCCTGCATGGCCTTCAACCTCAAGCCTGCATATTGTCCCTTGATCTGCTGCGCTGTGGCAGTCTCAGATGCAAATGACGCACCTCGGATAATGTCCGAAATGCCGGTAATCTCATAAACCTGCTGCTTAATATCTTCGCGAGCCTGATAGCACTGACTCAAAGCTCCGGCAATCATGTCCAGCGGGAGCAGATCAATAGCGCCCTTTAAGCCGCCCTTTTCACTGAGCGCAGACCATTTGTCGACAGGGATCAGGTCATTATTACCACCTTCCGTCAGCAGCCGCTGCAAGGCTGGCTGTGATGCGTCATACACGCCTCTAACACGCAAGGCCTTAACCAGTCCATCAATGCGGTCAGAAAGAATATCAAGCTCTGCCGCTTGGTCTTGGTACAGCGTGAAATCTGGGACAGGAACAAGTGAGTCTGAGGTCGTGGTCGCAAATAGCGGTTGTGGGCATGGGAAAAACCCTTCCAGCTCTAGCGGATCGTCCCTCTCATCAATAAACTCATTCAGCGACTTGCTAAACCAGAAAACTTTCTGCTGTTCCTTGTCCCAGAGTTCACAAATCTTCGCACGATTGTTAGCCTTTTTGCTTTCGTTGTAAGCATTCAAAGGCTCCGGCCCCTGATCTAGCGGTATCTTTTTGGCCTTATCTTCGCCAAATCGCTCCACCAACGCATCGTATGACATATAAACCCAGCGCCATACTGCGGTAACTTCTTCCCATGTGCGTGCTGTGCTGTGCCCGAAGTCCTTCCAATGAACGTAGTCAGTCGGAGCGCATTCATAATCAATCTGCTCCATAGGCTCAGGCTGTTCTTGCTGGTTAAGCCTGCCCTGCTGATCCATCTGCTCAAGCTGGCCGAGTGACTTTTCCCAGTCGGCACCTTCGCCAACTTCAATATCTTCGGTGATCTCAAGGCCATCGTCAGGTATATCTTGAGTAGTAACGTGTGGCTCATACCGAATCCATGCCACGCCACGGCCACCAAGGAACCTATCCTCCACACAGTGCTTCATAGTTGCGCGGAAATCAGGGTAATGCTCGATCTCGTAATCCAGCGCACGCTCAATGAGCATAGAAGCCACTCGGCTTACAGGGTCGTTATCCCCAAACCTGCGCGATACATCAGCCTTCGGCAAACGGGCATAAACCGCCGGTATCAGCGTCTGGACATTTGACCATAGAATGTTGAACTTGGCTGTCTCGTTCCCAGTCTGTCCGCGAGTATCATCACGGTACTTCTTGAGAATCTTTTTGACGCGGCCTTCCCACTTCTTAAATTCATTGTCATACGCGCCGACAATGCCAAGATATTTATTCAGGTCAGTGGGAACTGGTTCCATTACTTAATCTCTGCGCGAAGCATCGTCAAAAACGCTTCCTTGCCTACATTCATTTGCTCTAGGTTAAACCGCATTGAACTCAGTTTGCGCTCAAGATCATGCAGATGGCTAACCATCAACTGAGCATTCTGATTCAGCTCGGCGATCTTGTATTCCTTGCCGTCAAGAGTGAAAGAATCAGGCTTCATGTGAAAATACCAACGGCCACGCATGTCACGTTCGCTGTGGTGGTCACCTTCCAGCCGCTTGTCTGGCAGACAGCATTCAGCTCAACTGAATTCGTCCCAATGGGCGCACCGGCAGTCTGAATGACCATGCTGTTACCTACCGAAAACGCAGCACCAGCAGCACGGTT